CCAATGTTTTATTTTCAGGTATCAGCTTTTAGGGTAGGTTCACCACCGTGGTAATGGCTATCTAAAGCGCTTCCAGCATCTGGTTAGCAGACGAACGCCTGCTGCCATTAGCCTTAACTTGCTACTCAGCCCCTCCGCTGCGAGCGTCCCCTTAAACGCCCGCCAGACAATGCCACCACTGTCTGGTAACCTATGCGCTTGGTTGTGGGTGTTAACGGCTACTAACACCCGGCGCGGCGGGGGTCTACAGCACCCCGCACCTCCTCCATCCCTTCACTCCAGTGACGCTTTAGCCAATAGGCTAGTTATAGCACCGAGTGCTCCGCCACCACTGTATCCACCAATGGCAGCCAATCCATAGCCTCCAACAGTTCGCGCAATTTTCGCCACTGGGGCGTCTGCGAAACTCCTGTGAGCTTTGACTAGCGCGTCTGGGTTGATTACCGTTTTTGATTGCCCGCTGCTGACTAAAGTGTGTTCAGGGCTGACGTTAGCAATCCCTTCGTAATGGTAGACGTATTCAATTTCGAAAATTGGATTTTCGATGTTGGTAGGAATACCTTCCCAATAGAAGAGGAGGTTCTCAAATCCAAGATGGACTGTGGAAGACGAAGCGTACTCAATGGAAACTGTCCCATCGGTTGAATGGATCGCGCCGTTCAGTTGTATCATGTTGCCATTAACGGACTGCCCGAAAGGGCTAGTCGACGTGTTGACGAAATCGTAAGCTTGCGGCGTGACTGGCAGCAGAGTGAACTCAATTGCCTGGCCTGTTAGCCCTCGAGTTGTCACCAACGTGGTACGGTCCAGTTGTTTGATGGCTGATGATAAATTAGCGTTGAATGCGGAAGATGCTCCAGTTCCAATTCCAGTCAAGTTGGCGAGAACACCTGTTGTTGACAGGGCTCCGCCAAAAGTGGTGGATCCGGACTGATCTAGCGTTTGGTTGCCCGGCAATTGACCCACACTTGGAACTTTTGCAAAAATGAACGTTCCTGTATCGGACAATGCCGGGATCAAACTTCTGATTCTATAGCCGACGGCTGTGACTCTAAACTGAGCAAATCTAGACTGAATTTCAGCCCAGTTGGCAACTGCCCAGAATGGTGCGTTGATCCCCGATCCATAGTGCGTCATCGTGTTTGAAATGATTTGTGCTGAATCGAAGGGCTCCATGTTGATTAGGGATAAATGTGGAGCTGCAGTAAACACCAGAGAACCAGTACCGGTGCTGCCACCGGGTAGTTTCACGGAGTACTGACCTTTGGTTGTGAAAGTGATCGTGGGAAAAGAGCACATGTCAGGTACCCGACAATCGGATGCGCTGCATTCGAATGGGCTCAACACGGCTTGCCCGTATCTACAACCGTAAGGAATTTTTGTGGAGGATTTGGGGTGCTGCTTACCCCGCCTAGATGATTTGGACGACTTGCTCGCGTGCGAGCGTGAGCTCGCGTTTGACGTGATTGAGCGTGTAGACACCTTCTTTTTGGGAGGGTTTGAAAACCCAGGTATCTTGCCCATGGCAATCGCTTGAGAAAGCCCAGATATCATCTGTTTCGGTGCTGAATTCTTCTTCTTGCTTGTTTTTGTCATTT